CATAAGTTTTTAGGATGGCATAGCACATATTCCTAGTAAGCACTAGAATGCGTGATCTATCTTTAGACAAAGCATCTTTGTACCTTACATTCATCTCCTTACATACGAACTGAATTAGTGCTTCTCTATCAGGTTCTTCAAAGGTTAATATTCCTGGCATAGCGTAGTAGTGTATTTTATTCGGTGAAATCATATATTTGGTTTTTTAATTCTTCTATCTTCTTGCGATAGAAAGCTTCTACAATCTCAATCATCTCTTCGTCAGCCTTAGCTAACCTAGTACGAATCTTATAAGGTGTGTACCCTGTAATCTCACAAATCTTCTTTATATCGCCATACTTAAGTAAGGCACGATAGTCTCTAACTAGCATCTTTTAGTTTTTTATATAGTTTATAATGTCTGTCAATGGAACGCATTGCTCCTTCAATCGATGTGAAATAATCACCTCTCCAATAGTAGAACTTATCTAGGGGTTTTTTGCTGTCCCAATGGATAAACATACCACGATAGATGTAATCTTTTTTAAGCCTTTGGCCATCTATGGTTATCATAAAATAATCCTTAAGGCCTTTTTGTTTTAGATGGGCTGGTGTAGGGTGCATACTTATTCAATTATGGAGTAAATAGTTTCAGTTACCTCTTTAGTAGGCTTTAAAGATACTCCACTAGCAGCTTTTATAAACTTTTCGTAGGCACTATCTTTGTCAGCACTAATAGAACTATCTACATACTCACCATCTTTTTCGGTATAGAATCTTACACCACCTGTGATAGTATTAGTTTCTGTGATAAACTCAAATTTAGACATATTATTAGGGTTTTTGGGTTACTTTATTAAGTTTTTGGTGCCTTTGGAAATAAGATTGAACTCCACTTGAATTGATTTGGCTCTGCATATTCTCATAATACACAGGATCAAGGAAAGTTTTTGCTTGGTAGTTGTAATAGACTTGCTCACCAGGTGAGAAGTTTTTGCCAGTTAGACTGCATCTGCAATCATATTTGACGGTGATTAATTCAAATGACATAGATGGGTTTTTTGTTTTGTTTGACGAAGTTAAGGGGTTTTTGTTATTGTTAAGGATTTTTAGCAGGTTTTTTGTTAAGGTAATCATAAAAGATTTTTGGCCCAAGGGGATTTTTGGCTGTGGGATTTTTAGGGGATTTTTAGGCATAGGTATTCAATGGGGTTTTTGTGGGTTTTTTGGGCATAGTTGTACTGTGCCTTTTCAAGCCCATTTTAAACCTTTGAATGATCCAGGTTTATGATCTGTTTTACTTGTTTAAATGCTCATACCAAGAAACAATATATAAAAGTCTTGTCCTTAGCTGGTTTTCGCTTTCCTTAGCAATAATTAAAACATCTTCAGGTGTTCCGATTTCGTCAGAAGCTAAGTCCCAAATTTTGTCTACTAGTTGAGTTCTAGTAAGCTTTGGGATGTCTTTTTTTAGCTTTTCAACACCTTTTGGTGTTAAGTTGTTAAAGTCCATTTTGTTGTGTTTAAGTGAATAAATAGAACCCATTTGCAATCGAATGCCACGCCTTGAGCGATGGGTTGGGGCTTATAATTCCTCGCCCAAATCCTTAGCTAATTGTTCAAACCATTCTACATCCTCTCTATGCATATTGTCGCTTTTGTACTCTTCTAATAAGTCAGAAAAGAAACCTTCTAAGCCCTCATAAGGCGATGTAAAGAAGCCCTCTAAATCCTCACCATTTAGCATTAGCACATTGCCTCCTTCTCCTCCTTCATCCACTAGGAAGACAAAACCACTATTTTTATTCATCATTAATTGAGGCTCACCCATAAAATAAGGGTGATTATAAAAACCCTTTCCATAAGCTTTTAATATTTCAGAAGCTTCTAATATCTCAGAGCTTCCAAATTCGGCAATGTTTGTTGTTGTTGTGTTGTTCATTTTGTTTGTTTTATTGATTTACGTTTATTAAGTCTAAAATTGCTTCTATTAACTCGTCTTTTGTTATAGGCTCTTGCCCTTCCTCATCGGCATCCCACGAGCCATTCCAATCGAGCGAGTAAGCTAATTCCATTAGCTCATCTCTTGTCAAACTAAAAATAGAAATACTAAATTTTGTAAAATCTAAATTTTGGAATACTTGCTCGACAATCACATCGGATAAGGTTTCTTTTGTATTGTCTAAAATCCTTTGTTGCATAGGCGATATGTCGCCACTTGTTGTCCCATATTCAAAATGTAAATAATTGAATATATTTTGTACCATTGTTTCTACCATTTTGGTAGAATGCTTTCTAATGTCTGACTTTAAAGGTTTCATTTTGTTTGTGTTTAAGCGTTTATAAATGATTCTAAAATATCTAATCCTAGCTCGTATTCGTCAACTCCTTCAGCGTTGCAAATGTCAATAGCTTTGCTCATCATTACTTCGTATCTGATAGCCTCGCTTTTTGACATCATAGCTTTGTTGTCTGAATAGTTTACATAGTCGCTAAATGGTGTATCGATATGGAAGTTAATTCCTAAATCATATACAATATGTTCAAAAAACTTCTGAACATCTTGAATAGTTTGTAAATCTTGTGCTTTCATTTTACTTGTTTTTGATTGTTTGAATAATTGTTTTGATAAGTGCATATACTACTAGTAGAGTTGCACTAATTAAGATGGCTTCTAAAATACTAATTGTTTGCATAGTTTGAGTGCCAATGGTTTTATTTGGCACCCCTAAGATAGGCATTTATACCATACAAACATCAAAGATTGTTAAAAATATTAAAGTATTTTAGCTTATCAGGTTTCACCTGGTCGGAGGGTTTGAGCTCTCCGGATCGTTGTCCAACGTATATATTGGGTAACTCTATACAATATATAGGGGTTATATTGTTTAATATATACTATATTATATAATATACTTATTCTTAGATAATACATAGGTATATTGTTATATTAATTGATTAGAAGTATTTAAAGCTAGTTTTTACTTTTGGCCTAAGCTTGCGTAAACTATCAATAAAGTAAAATACATTAATTTAGCGTAGGAAATAGGGCCTAATTTAACATAATGGTAATTATAAGACAAAAGGACTATTGATTATCAGTTACTTAGATATGCACAAAAAAGGTATTGGGCTATAAGCACCCCCTACCCAAATTTTTAGTGTGTAAAAAGTACACTAAGCCTTGGGCCCTTCATTATTCTGATATAAAACAAAGACTTAACCATTTTTGACATTTGATTTTTTTTATTTTTCTATATAACCTATTATAATAAAATGTAATATGAATACACCACAAAGAGAATTAGACAAAAGGTATAAACCAGGAACTGACACAGGTGCTATGAGCTACCATAAGGTTGAATTGCCATTAGACTACAATAGAAGCTTAAATAGACCTTCTCCTGTAACTCCTAACATAGAGAAGCAAAATAGAATTAAGGCTAGTGAAGAGGCTAAAAAGAGGTACAAAAGCGATATGAAGGCAATTAACAGAAGAAATAAGCTAAAAACCAAATAATATGAACGCAGAATTCAAAGACATCACTAAAGAAGCTTTTATCATAGCTTACAAGGAGAACTTCGGTAACATAACCATCTCTTGTGAATCAGCTGGGGTATCTAGGTCATCGTATAACGTATGGGTTAAGAATGATCCTGAGTTTGCTAGGAAACTAGCTGAAATAGAACCTGAGGAGATAATGCTAGACTTTGGTGAACATAAACTGATGGAACGTATTGCTAAAGGTGATACGTTAGCTACTATGTTTTTGCTAAAGACAAAAGGTAAGCGTAGAGGATACATCGAAAGACAAGAGGTAGCTCACGAAGGTGATGTGGTGAAGCAGATTACTGTGAATGTCTTAAAGGCAAATCATATTGAAGATGTTCCTAAGCTAGATGGTGATGAGAATAGATCCGAAGGATATGAGAATATGCAACTAGAAAATAGTGGCTTTGTGGTTCCTGCTACTGAAGCTGCTAATATCCAAGATATACCACTTTACGAGTATGATAAGGAGGTAGATATAGAGAATGAAGCTGGTAATTACGAGGAATAGTGTTTAAATGGCATTTTAAGGCTTATACAGACACTTTCTACCATAGAGTAGTACTATCTATCCAAAATGACATAGAATGTCTTAAATCGCTTCTAATTGCTTTTTAGCTATGTTACCAATTTGGTTACATTTACATTTGTTCGTACTAAAAAGTGTTATTAGCTTACATAAATCGGTAGTATTACTACTAAATTAATAAAAAAAGTAAACCTATAACTTGACTTTATTGATTGATACCCCTACCTTCCTATAAAACTAAAAGTATTAGCTTTGACTTGAGCAAACCAAAAATTTTAATTTATTTCTATGGAAGTAACCACCAATGTCGTCTTTCAGATATTGAACGAATCTAAGAAAAGAATTTCTGTGATGCAAGGGGGAACGAGGTCAGGTAAAACTTACAACGTACTTACCTGGTTTATAGTAAAGCTCTTACAAGAGAAGGGGAAAACCCTAACTATTTGCCGTTCATCCCTACCGAGCATCAAAGGTTCCGTTATGAGAGACTTTATCGAGATATTGTCTAAATATGGCCTGTACTCGGAGGAGAAACACAATAAATCAGAGAATTTATATTTCCTAAATGGAAATACGGTAGAATTTGTATCTACCGACCAACCTCAGAAGATTAGAGGTCGTAAAAGGCATTATTTGTTTATTAACGAGGCAAATGAGGTGAATTACGAATCTTGGATGCAATTAGCCCTAAGAACTACGGATAAAATTGTTTTAGACTATAACCCATCTGATTATTACTCCTGGATTTATGACAAAGTCATTCCTAGAGAAGATACTGACTTTACGATTACGACTTACAAAGACAATCCGTTTTTAGATAAGACCATTATTGCAGAGATTGAAAGACTACGAGAAGCTGACCACGAATATTGGAGAGTTTACGGATTAGGAGAAAGAGCAATTAGTGAGGCAACGATTTATTCGCATTGGAGAAGGAGAAGAAACTTCCCTGAGGGTGGAGATGTGTTTTATGGCCTTGACTTTGGCTTTAACCATCAAACTGCCCTAGTAAGGTGTAAAAGCTTCGATGGTGACATATATGTGGAGCAAATGATATATGATACAAAGATGTCTACCTCACTTTTGATTGATAGGATGAAATCATTAGGCTTATCTCGTAGAGACGACATATTCGCTGATCCAGCAGAACCTAAAACAATAGCCGAAGTAAATAAAGCTGGGTTTAATCTTAAACTAGCAGCTAAAGATGTTTTTGCTGGAGTCAACAAGGTAAAATCATTTCCGATATTTATAAAATCAGAATCTTTGGATTTACTAGATGAGATTAAAAACTATAAATGGAAAACGGATCACGATGGCAATACAATGGATGAGCCTGTTAAGTTTCGTGACCACTTGATGGATGCTATGCGTTATGCTATATACACCAAATATGCAAAACCGAAGCGAGGTTGGATTGTTTAGGCTAAAAATTTGTTACTTTTGTAAAAATATCTTATAGTGAAGTTAACGGACATACTAAGTGCGGTGAATCCTTTTAAACAAAAGGCAGCCACTAAAATAAAAACAACTCTTAATAATCCTTTCTCTGATTTTGGTGGATTGATTGGCGGTAGAACACTTTACCCTAATTTGGATTATGCGAAGTTCGTACAAGACTATGATAACAATAGCGAAGTCTATTCTATCATCAAGCGTATATCAAAAACCATTTCTACAGTTCCATTTTACGTTTACAAGGTTAAAAGCAAAAAAGAACTAAATACTTACAAGGCAATGATGGCTAACGCATCTAGTGGTGCTGATATAGCAAAAGCTGAGTTAGTAAGAATAAAAGCAGTTGATGAGATTGCAGATAGCCCATTGAACAAATTACTAGAAAGACCAAACCCATACCAATCTTTATCAGAGTTATTAGAAAATATTGTAGGCTATAAGCTTATTACAGGCAACTCTTATATCTGGGCGAATCGCTTGTCCAATGGTAAGGTTGCCGAACTAGTTGTGCTTCCTTCTCAATATGTAGCTATCATCAGCGATGGTACGATTAATGGGGTTGAAGGATACTCTTTTACCTTAGTAGGTTGGGATCAGTTGGCTGCAAACGATGTAATTCATTTAAAATACTTTAACCCTTACTTTAACACTAATGGTCAACAATTATATGGTTTGTCGCCTTTACAAGCTGCTTACCGAACTGTACAACGCAGTAACGATGCTAAGGATACCTCTGTAGGTATGTTGCAGAATCAAGGGCCTAAAGGTATCTTGTATGCAGATGAGTCAAATGACTTCGGCCCTGAACAAGCTGGTAAGTTGAAAGAAGATTTCTACAATCAGTACGGAACTAAAAACAAGATAGTTCAAAACGCAGGACAAATCTTAATCGCTGGTGCCAAGCT